TGATTTGGGTTCGTGTGAAAAGTTTGTGTCCTCTCAGACCAACACTATTCTTAGCATAAAAGAAACAGATGAATTAGGCCAATATATAGACGAACTAACTCAACTTGAAGACGAGGCCGAGAACGATTGGCTCGCTGAACAGTATCATAACCGAGCCAAAAGACTCGGTAAGGGCATCTCCACAATTTATGTTGGAGGTGCTTCTGAAATAGAACAGGTTGAAACTAAAGAGAGGGTTGATGACGCAGTTAATGCGTGCAAACTCGCTATTAGTTCCGGTGTAGTCATCGGCGGAGGCGCAACATTATATCGGGCGGCTGACGAACTCGATGAAGAAGGAGATGTAGCAGACCTGTTTAGGGCGGCATTGAAAACGCCGCTTGAAACTATCGTGTTGAATGCTGGTTTAGACGAAACTCCTATCGGCGTTAATAAAGTGGCTTATGTCTGTGGTATTACCGGACAGATACGCGATGCTAAAGAGGATGGCGTGCTTGACCCTATGCAGGTAGTCTTGAACAGTCTTGAGAGCGCAGTATCAATCGCGGCATTGGTCTTGATGACCGATGCGGCTATCATCGCACCGAGCGATTAGTTTATATCCGTAATAGATGAGGGAATAATATGAGTTGGGGAACGCAAGCACCACAGCAGACGACTGAAACTAAGACCGCAGAACCGAAGATGCAGTTCGATGAGAACTACTATCGGAATCTGTTTGATAATAACCGTGTGAATACTATTCAGCACCGCATGGCTTTTGTCGGACATGAGAATACTCTCAAGACCGGACTCGCCCTGTCGTTGTTAGAAGAAGAAATCAACGCAGGTAAAACCGTTTATCTTTTCGATATAGATAACTCGGCTAAATCAACCGTTGATGTTGTTTATCCAAACAACCCTAACATCGTAGTGCTACCACTACACGATGAAACCGATGATTCTATCTTTGATGAAGAAAACAATGTGGATTACAAAGCCTTGCTTGATAAGACCTCATGGTATGTAAATATACTCGCTGATAAAGTCAATGAGGACCCCGATTCAGTCGGTGGAATCATCTTTGACGGTGGTTCCACTTTCTTAAAGTGGTGCGAACACGCTATGCGTGCTTCGTTGTTATCACGCGGTATCATTGAAACCGAAGACGGCACATTCAATCAGAAAGAATGGAGAGAGCGCAACAGGCTTTATCGTAATGTCTTAACTCGCCTACATAGCCTCAATGTGGCTAAGGTATATTTCACATTCCACCTAAAGGCCGTGTCCGAGTATTTGGATGACGGCACAGGTAAGAAGGTTCTAATGACTGTCGGCCACAGGCCGGAATGGGAGAAGGGAACTATGAGAAAGTTCTCACAGCAGATATTCCTATCACGATACCAAAAGAAGGCTGACTTAGCCGCAGGTGTCGAGGGCGATAGAAACCTCAAGGATGACGAGTGGGTTGTCCGAGCAAAGATTGAGGAGATGAAGGGTCAGCACATTGAGAAGGTCGGCTCGGTTCACGACATCGCACGCATCAAGGATGGAAAGTTTGAGTTCATTGGTCTTGAGTGGTTGAAGTGATAACTGTTGATACTGATTCATTGAGATGGCTTCTCACGCTTGCTCAACGCAAGCATACAATTGACGGCTCAAGTCACGCGCAACTGTATAGTGTTATCCTAAAAGCAATTGGGGGTCGGCTCTCATTCTGCTCTTTGGTAAAGGATGGCGTATCTTCGTTGATGCGTCTATCTATCCCCTGTGCAGGTCAAGGCGAAGTCGTCATCACCGACATAGACACTACATTAGGTGTCTTGAAGTATCACGGTGGAGTCTTGACTATGACTCCTTCACAGGATAAGATTAGGTTCAAGTCGTCTAACAAACAGACTACACTATCCGCGAGTAAAGAGGCTAAGGCTTTCCCTCATACCCCATCAACAATTGCACAATGGGCTGAGAAGTCTAATACTCTTGCTGAAAAAATAAATGTTGATGATTTGACCTATACTACTAACGATGGTAATAAGATAAAAACAACATGGAACTTTTCCGACATAGGCACTACCGCTCTTTACGAGGCATTCCGGTGCGACTCTATGAACGGACAGAAGTTCAACAAATACGAAGTGCTGTTTGACTCGCCTGCTGATTTGGAAATAAGAGTCGGTGGCGAACTAAAGGGTAAGACGCACACGATGATAAAGGACATACATTGTAATACTGACTATGGGTTTTGTGCTACCTATGGTGGCGGCCTTGAGCATATCTTTCAACACTTGAACAGCGACATAGGCATCCATGTTTGGGACTTCACAGAAGCAGGTATGGGCTACCCTATGTTAATCACGCTTGGAGATGGCGACTACATCTTTCAAGCATCACATTTATAACCGTAATCTTTGAGGCATAAACATGATGAATAGAAGTTGGCGAAGGGTGCAGACCGAAAGTGGATTAACTTACTTAGACATAAACGAAGTTGTAGCCGTAACGAAGAAAGAACACGATTACGACATACACATGGCTTCGGGAACTATCTTCACTACACCGCACTTGATGCCGTTTATGGAAGACTTAATGGCGTGATACTATGGGACAATACACACCACCGACAGAAGATTGCTCTAACTGCAACGCTCGCTTCTCATGGTTGTTTGTTGATAACATAGAAGAAGGCGACATTTACGAATGCGAAAAGTGTAATAACATTATTCTAAAAGTATTTGAAGTGATTGAAGATGATAATTGAAAGCAAAGGCAGAACTGTTATCGTTAGAGGTCGTGATAATGCTGGTAAAAGATACGAGAAAAGTATTACGGGCCATTGGCCGTATTGTTTTGTTAGGACTGAGGATGCCGAGTATGCCGCCGAAGGAGTAGCCGTTGAACATGGCTACATCGGACTTTACGGCGAAAAACTATCAAAGATTACTTGCACATCTGACTTTGATGTAAAGCAGATAGCAAAGCGAGAACAGACATGGGAGGGCAACCTACCCTATGTTAATCAAGTAATGGCTGACTACATCAACGCGGGCAATCCGCGCTTTGAGAACTACAAACACCGCACATGGTATCTTGATGCCGAGTGGTCGCCCTCGACAGGGCAACTACGATGTATTGTGGTCTATGATAACTTTAGCGAAAAAGAATATGTGTGGTTCGTGCATCACGGCATAGAAGAAGAAAAAGACGGTAAAGGTGTGCCGTTCAAGACCTTCGGTGATTTTGAATACGAAACACCCGCTATGGCTTTCCCTACCGAGAAATCTATGCTTATCCATTTCTTGCGACATATCAAGTCTTGCGACCCCGACATCATCACCGGATGGTATGTGGTTGGAGCGGATGTTAAGACAATCATAGAGAGATGTCGTGCTAATCATCTATCTGAGTATTCTCTATCCCCTATGCGTAAGATACGATACGAATACAAAGATTGGTCGCAGCCTATTGTTGGCCGCAATTGTATAGATTTGATGATAGCCGTTTCTAAACTATGGGAGTTGAAGAATGGAAAACTCCCGTCATACAAACTCGATGATGTAGCCTACGAAATATTAGGGGAAAAGAAAGTCGAGTTGGAACACGGACACGATACATGGTTTGAAGATAAGCCGCTGTATATCCACTACTGCCGTCAAGATGTTCGGCTGTTGCCCAAATTGGATGAGGCCGTAAATGCTCTCGACTACTACACATCGCTACAACATATCGTTCAATGCGATATTCGTTCAACGCCGTTTATCACACAGATGTTTACACAATTAGTTTTAACAGACCCCGACTTCGACCGAAGAATCCCATCGAAGCCACAGTTCGATAAGGTGGATTACGAAGGCGCAGACATCTTAGATGTGAATGCGGGCGTGTATGATAATGTGGGTATCTTAGATATTAGAGCCATGTATCACAGCAACGCGGATAAATACAATATCTCATGGGACACCTTAGATGAAAACGGACAGGACTGCGGGAACGGGACTAAGTTCCGGCAGGGAGAGAAGGGATTGTTGGTTCGGCAGATGGATAAGATGACTGAACTTAGAAATTCTTTTAAGTTAAAAATGATTATGAGCGAGGGTAAGCAAAGAGCAAAATGGGATTGTATGCAGTTCGCCGCTAAGACTCTCGTTGCTTCTATGTATGGAGTAGCGGGAGATGCGAAGTATGGAATGTATCACCCCGAAATAGCCGCCGCTATCACCCACACATCACGAAACACATTGGGAGAATTGATGGTTGAAGCACAGCGCGTTGGCTTTAATGTTATCTATGGACATACCGACTCAGTATTCTGCACTATACCTTCACCCGAAAAGGGCATGGAACTTTTACCCCAAATAAACGAGAGAATGTCGCCTATCGTGGTTGAGTTTGAGAAATGGTGTAGCCGTCTTATCATGGTTGCTAAGAATCGCTACACAGGTAGGGTTGCATGGACTAATGGAGAATACCATGAGCCGAACATTTACGTTAAAGGTATTGAGATGAAGCAGTCAAGGATGCCTCCCGTGATGAAAGAAGCCATGAATACTACCATATCGGGCATACTAAATGGAGAATCTGAAATCCGTATCACAGCGCGAAATTTATCTCTAATAGACAGTATATTAGGGGGTAAAATAGACCCGTTAGAATTGTGTATGAAGGGAAAGATAGAACGCGACCTTTCTAAGTATAAAGTTCTCTCCGGTTCGTCTGCTGCGGCAGCGTGGGCCAATGAGTTCTTAGGTAAAGGCTATCGAGGCGGCTCATTCTTCTTAGTTAGTATCAACGAAGACGGTAAATACATTGGCTTTGACGAGCCTTCTGAAATTGAAGGTATAACTAAAATTGGCGCAAAAGTAATGACGGATAGATTTATCATAAAGAAAATAATGCCTTACTATGAATTGGCGGGATGGGATGCACAGCCTCTCTTGAATGCACAGAACGGTTTGGCTATGCAACAATGGATATAGAATAATTTATATGCGTGATAATGCGAGGAGATATTATGGCTAAGAAAGTAAATGCCGAAGACTTTGAGAGATTTGTTAGAGAGGTGGCGACAGCCCTTACTATGATAGGCACGGATTTAGGGAAAATGCAAACGCTATTGTATGCAAGTCTAAATCAGCAAGGATTCATTAATGAGATGAAGTGTCCTCATTGTAAAGAAGAATTGATGATACCTACCTTGCCGGACATAGAGCAAAGCGATAAATGCCCTGCTTGCGGAGAGAATATTCACGAAGGCACACAGACAACCTTTGAAACATGGGATTCGGGCGGCGAAGAAGAATGAGAGCGACTGAGGAACAGTCGGCTCGTTCCACTTACAACCCGATAGATGCCGACATAATAAGAATTAGTAAGTCCTCTTTGATGGGCTACATGAAGTGTCCGCGACAGTTCTTTTGGGGCTATGTCGCTGATATACCGCGTGCGCCGCCTACTGAGGAGATGATACGCGGAACGCATATTCACACAGTCATGGAGGCCGGAATACTTCAAGGACCGGACATGATAATGCCTACTGCGATTGAGCAGGGGGTCGAAGAAGACGAAGGTGTTGATTCTATGAATCTTCTTCTGCATCAGATAGCCCACGATATAGGCGGGTTTGATGTGGTCGAAGCCGAAGTCAAGCACGAAGTCTATGAGAAGTTCAACGGCCATGAGATTGTATGGGTCGGGTTGATTGACGGTGTGCTAAGACACCCCGAAACAGGCGACCTAATCTTAGTCGAGTTGAAGACAGGTAATATGGGTGTGGCTAAGTTGGGTCGCACACGAAAGGAGTTAGTTTATTACACACGCCTTCTCAGAATGCTCGGCTATGATAATGTAAGTCATTTCCTATACATATCTCCCGATTACGAGATACCCGAAGACGGTCAAGATAAACTCTTACTTGAGGCAGAAAAGAGGGGTAAGACCATGTGGCTCGGACCGGAGCGCGGCTTTGCTCTCCTTGAGCCGTTTTTGGAACGCTCCTATAATGCCTTTGAAGAATCATTATACGACACCATAGATTCTTTGACGACTCACCAATGGCCGATGAAGTGGAACGACTACTTCTGTCCTATGTGGTGTGATTTTTCATTGAATTGTGAAGCGGAACTTAACGGAGTAAATGGGTGGGATGTATGAGTAATAACGCAGAAGATTTTATCGCAAAAGTAGTTTGTGCCGCCTGTGGGTCTGATGACTTATGGGAGGGTTCAGAAGAAGTATGGCGCGTCAATGGGCAAGAAGGCTCATCGCCGGAGCGAGTTACTATTATTGCCTGTGAATGCGGGAGTCAGCAAGTCATCGGGTGAGCCTATGATATTGTCTTTTCCGCGTGAAATCGGTTTGAGGCGCACGCCCTGTAATAATAAAGATGATTACGATAGTTATATCTCAAAACTAAATGGTAAAGCATCCTGTTATACATCTCTCTATTCGTTTGAGAAATGCGATGATAGAATGTCTTGGAAAATGGATATTGAAAGCGTGGTTATGGATAGGGCGTGGTGGGATTTCGACACCACCGAAGATACCACACTTGAAGATGTTAGACAAGATGTTTTAACCCTACTATCCCGCCTTGATGGTGATGTGCGAACTGTCTTTACAGGTAGGGGGTTTCACGTTCACCAATTCTTCGATACTCCGGTCAAAGGCACGGCAATAGCAAGGCACATTGACCGCTACCAAAGGCACGCGGCAAGAGGACTAAAAACGCTTGACGGAGTGGGCTTTCCACAGAAACTTACACGCATACCGGACACCTATAATCCCAAGAGGGGCAAGTGGGCAGTCAATATAGATACAGTCGCTTTTAAAGCCGACCCAAACTATGATATACCAACTCACCCCTGTAAAGAATTACAGCATCACGACCCATTTACGGGAGATGCACCCACTAATGGGTTCAACATAAGAAAGTGGATTGCGGATAATCCCGTAACCGAAATAAGGCCCGAAGGGGTCTTACAGGCCGATATAGGCCACGCCGGACAGATACCAATACCACCGTGTATCGAGAAGGCAATAGAGGGAGATAATCCGAAGCACACAGCACGACTTGCGCTCGGTTATCATTTAGTTGAGAATCTTAGATGGTTTGCAGACCCAAAGTCGCTTACATCTGAGCAACGAGAAAGCATCATTCAAGAAGCAATAAACTTTATCGAAAAACTAAATTGGCGGGATTTTAACCGTAGCATGACGAGAAGTCAGATTGAGTCCATCGTGGACCATGAGTTCTCGCCGTCATGTTCATGGTTGCAGACCCGCATTGGCTGCCCCGCTATCTGTTGGCGTGATGATGGAACAAGGAGAAATTAATATGATGTCCCTACGCGAAATTAAGATAGAAGAAACAGCGGTTTGCGTTATGTGCAACCACGAATGGACTACTGAAAATGAGGTCGAAAAATATTGCGGTAAATGTAAATCACACATCGTAATCATACAGGATGAGGTCTATTACTCGCAAGGTTGGTAATACTCTTTAAGAAGTCTTCTCGTTGTCGTAGTTTTATGCTATTGATAGACGACCGCGAGAATGATAAGGTCATCAATAAATTACTCATGCGTATGGGTAAAGATGAGGTAAAAGTATGTCGGATGAAAGCATCTGACTATACTATGGGAACATGGGGCATCGAGGCCAAAGAGATTAACGACCTGTATAGGTCTATCATGGGCTTCGGTCGCACACGAACTATTGTGGACCAACTACATGACCTGCAAGAATCATGCGAGCATCCTTTCCTCGTTGTCTATGGAACTGAATTGAAGCCATACATACCCGGCCAAAGGCCCAACGCTAAGTTAATAGCGGTGGAAATGGCCCGCATGAAAAAAGTAATCAAGCAGTTCAAGGCCCTATTCTATCAAAGATTCCCTAAAATTAAATACATGGAGGTTGCGACGATGGATGAGTTCGTTGAATGGCTCGTAGTCAATCATACACAACAGGGCATAGCACAAAGCCGCCATACCTACCAAGAACAGAAAGCAATAAAAAATGCTGAATTAGATTCAAGGATTCAACTTTTATCTTCCATCGAGGGCGTGTCTGTTAATCAAGCCGAAGCCCTGTTAGAAAAGTTTGGTAGCATACCAAATATACTTAGGGTAAAAAGAACCCAAAGAGAACTAATGGAAATAAACGGCATCAATCGCAGAAAGGCAAAAGCAATTCTGAACCTAAGAAAAAA